AATTTTTTATTTTTTTTAGATTGATTATGCCGAAGCCTGACATACCATCTACGTTAAAATTATTTTCCATATTTTTCCTTTTTATATAAGTAAAATTCAATTATTAAATCAAGTAGTTCATCGCTACAATTACCTGTTTTAAAAGCCTTGTTAATTGTTACAAGGCTAAACTTTTTTCCTTTTTCAATTCCGTATCTTCTGACACGAGTTTGATCCCCAAACGAATAGTATTCGTTAATGTGGTCTTTTATTTTTTCTGTTATTTTCATTCTTTAATTATATTAATTGATTTTCCTATTCTATCTTCACCATAACACATAACAGCCACGTTGTAAGCTTCTATGTAAGTGTTCCAAAAATTTATATTCCCATTTGTTGATCTCATTTTTTTGCCGTTTATTGTTATAAAATATTTCATGATAATGTATAAGTTGGATGAATGGTTGAAAGATAATCTAATATTTCATTGTTGATTTGCTTTGCTATTTCAATAGTATCTCTATCGGTTACTTCAATTACTATTTTATCCCTGTTTTCGATTTCTTCATATTGTGGTGGAGTTTCATAATCCCCTGGACTTAATAACCTATCATAACGCTCATAACAATAATCACAAGTAATTCTTAATTTATTATTTCCTATTCGTTCACACTCCCATTGCATAAGTAAATGGTAATCTAAACTGCTCCCTAATTGATACATGGCTACAACTCCGTTGATGAATCCATGAAATACCTCTTTGTTCATATTATTGATTTTGCTTTTGTTACTACTTCGTTAAATTGTTCTTCTGTGATTTGCTCATAACCGCATGGATATTCCATAGCCCAATCTACTCGTTTAATCATTATTTCATCAGACCATAGGCATACTTGAATAGTTTGATTTTCTTCTATCTTCCAATACCTGTTACCATCTTTAGTGAATAAAGGCAGTTGCACCTCTATTTCAACTTTTTCTGTTTTGTCAATTGTTACTTTCATTGTGTTTTAATTTTCATCAAATATAAAGAGTTTATTAATTACTTTTACAAAACTAATAAAATAATTTTAAATAATTTATATAACTAATTGATTTTCAAGCTAATTATTTTTTATTATTTTTGTTTCATGATAGAAATTCAAAGAGATTACCTTTTATTATTAAGTGAAAAACCTTGTGAAATATTCGATTATTTCAAAGTTGATGAATTACATGGCTTGAATAAAAAAGATTGCCTAAATCACACTAATAACAGAAAACAAGCCTATATTGCTGGCTGGTGCAATTTAATTCCGAATACAGATAAATACTTTGTATTTATAAACCTATCACGTTGTAATGGTTTAATACTAACCACTGGACTTGTTTTCCATGAATTAATGCACTTTTCGTTAGCGCACCATAATTATAACATGGACTTAGAAGAAGAAATAATAACTTATGCTGAAACTGAAACCTACGATGTGGTTAAGTTAATTTATCAGTTTATCTAATTGCTTTTGTTTCTGCGCTGATCCTTGACTGCTCCCAAAATAATAACTCACAATTTGTGTGCTAATTGCGGATAAAACTCCCAATACGTAAATAATGATGTCTTTCTCGTTTCCCACTTGTTTAAACATTAAAACGTAAAATAAAATAAAAGTCAATAGGATAACACCGAGTGCAAGCAAAGGAGTTACTATCTTATTTATTAATGGTGCTTTGTCTGCTGTTGCTATTTGAATTTCACGATTACGAGCAGAATCCATTTCACGTTGATACACTTCTAACTGTTTAGTGTGTTCTTGTTCCATTGCTTTTAGTTCCTCACTAACAACTTTGCGGATTTCTAAATTAACAGCATCCTTTTCCTCTTTGGTTTGTACGAACCTATCTACTGCTCCAGCAACTTTATCAACGATTTCACCGGCACCACCGGAAAATATTTTTTGGAAAATGTTTGGCATTTGATTATATTTGTGCAGTTCTTTGTGTTTTCATTAGTTATAACAGCCTGTTCAGAAATGAGCAGGTTTTTTTTTACACTATCTCAATAGTATGTATCTCAGCATTGTGCTTCATTAATTTATCCACTAAGTCAGCTTCTGCCTTTGTGCTTTCAAAGATTGAATTTTCACCTTTTTTATATCCCACAAGCAAACAACCGAGACTGTGATCCGCTGTGTTCCCTCTGTGGATGAGAACACCGTCAAATCCTTTTATATCTAAGATACGAGGTAATAACCTTTTGAACTTTGGACTTTGATTAATTATTAATTTATAAAAGCCTGTAGGTATTGCAGTCAAACCGAAAATCTTTTTAGCATTGATAAATAAAAGGCTATCTGATTGCTTCAATCCTCTGTCTTTATCTTCTAATGTATAGCAAAAGAAAACATCATTAATAAATAGTTTTCCAATGGTACATACATCGTTTTTAGTTTCCCTTACTACTTTAAGCTTCATCTTCTATTTTTTTAGGTATTACCGCTTCGTTTGGCTTCGTGTATAAATTTTGTAAATGTTCACGTTCTAAACAATTGTAAAGTTTCTGTTCTAAATGTTCAACTCTATTGTGAGTGTGCCATAACCATAATACAAGTACAGCAGTTGCTCCATGTTTTTTTATTAATTCCAATGCCTCTTTCATAATTAATTAATTGGTGGTGTGTACGGACTTAAAGGTATCTGCAACAAAGATGCGTATTCTGTGTTTGCAATATCAGATTCATCCTGTTCACTTAAAAATAAAAAATAAATTCCATTTATATCTTGAACGAAATTAAAAAAAGTATCATGGTCAATAAATACTCCTTGTAATTGTTCCGCTTGTTCGTTTGTTACTATTCTTCCTTCCATTTTAATAAGTATTTAAACCGAAATGTGTCATTAAAGCATTAACATTGTTGCTAAAATTACTTGCTTCTGTATCTGTTAAACCATTACCAATTGATGCAAACCTACATTGTTTTGAAGATGCAAATTGAATTGAGCCACCATTATTATTAGCACCAATCCATATATTATTTGGTGAGAAAGCATTTGTTATTAATGTGGTTAATGTTGCTTCACTTACTCCATTCCTGTATATTTCCCTGTCTGAGTTACTGCGTTTTGATGCTAACCACCAACCCCTTTTATCTGCTGTTGTTGTGTAACTTACTGTTGTTGTACCGCCTAATGCAGCCAATGAACCAACTCTTAATGATAAATTAGAACTTGCACTTACTGAACCCATTTCAGCTTGTGCTGAAGCTGTTTGTGTCCCACAATAATAAGATAAATGAACAGTAGTTGAAAAAGTAGTACCTGAAATAAATGTGTCAGCGTATGCGTTTGTTGGTGTCATTCCACTACTTGCGTGTGTCCACCCTGTTGAGAATGTTAATCTATAAGCTCCGTTTGTGTCTAATGGGTTTTTTAAATTCCATTTGTTATTTGTCGCACTACTCCATAATGGTAAAATCATTTGAGTTATTTTACTATAATAACCTTGACTTTTAGCATTTACAAATAGATAGGTATTAATGGCGTTTTTATCTGCATCACTTGTTATTGCTGTGTTAGCAGTAAAGTAAGCTTGAGCATCGGTATCGTATGCAACAGCACCGCCACTTAGTGAATAGTCACGTGGTGATAAACCTAAACTTAACTTCATTCTGAATAAGCTATGATTGTTCCACTTGTCAAAGTAAGGTTAGTGAAAACAGCATCACCAGGAGCGTAAATGATAGCACCTTGCTTTAATGTTTTACCACTTAAACCTATTGATGTAAGATAATCAGTTGTTGTGTCTGGTGCAAAGCCACCTGTTAATGTTCCCACTACTGTATCAGCTTGAACGATAAAGCAATAATATTTTTTACCTGTTCTTGCATTTGTGTTATCAATATACTCACAGCCACCATTAGCTGTTAATCTTAATGCGTTTGCCATAATTTTTTATTATTAAGTACCATTATTATTTTTATTTATAATCATAAACTATTAATATCTTTTGTGTAACCATATCTAATAACTGTTATAGGATGATTTATGTCATCTGCATAAAACTCGATTAAACCATCGTATTCACCACCTATATAAGTGATAATGTATTTTCCTGTTATTTGTTGTGATATTATATATTTCATATTCCTATTAATTGTGCTGCTATTACTACTCCTGTTGGATTTGTAGTCCATGTATTAACAAATGATATTTCTAAATAATCTCCTGCCACTAATGAATAATTAAGATTACTTTGCATTACCATTTGATTTGCTATTGAAAAATCAACAGTTGTTGGCAAAGAACCTAATAAAGAACCATTTTTATAAAGCGAAAATGTTGTTGCTTCATTGCTACCTGCCACACATCTTATGGTTAGTATTATTTGATTTAAAGTCATGTTTTGAGGAATAGGAATCAACCTTGCACCTGCTATTCCGTTAGATGGTGTAAATGGTATATTTCCAAAAAAATATATAGTAGCATCAGCTGGATTAACTGATTGCATTTGAGCAAATAATATAATAGGTTTTGTAGCAAGTCCGTCTACTAATGCTTTTGTATTTGCAAAGGTAGTTGTTGAGCTTGATGTAAATGAACTTGATTTATTAGATACGTTTTCAGGTGTATAACCTAAAACAGTTGCAATGCTTTTATTCTCGTATCTTGTTGTGCCTGAACTCCAAAATATACCTTGATTGTGTGTTGGTGTTGGTGCGTAAATATCATGAATTTCCGATAATTCATATCCGTTATCTATCTTAATATAAATTTTACCATTGTTAGCGTTTACATTAACCACATAACCCAAACGAACTCCATGATTAGGTGCAGTCGGCCTAACATTAGTTATTCCGCCATCAATAGTATCACTAAGAAATAATGAGTCACCATCTGCCCACGTTTCACCCTGTAAATTACCTGTAGTGTTTATTCCTGTTATTTCACCGATTGTAATTATTCTGCCCTCTTGATTATTATTTATATTTTCATAAACAACTCCAATGGTATCAGCACTATTTGCATCACTATCAGCTAATGCATAATCAACAGCTAATCTTCCACCTTGCGCAGTAATTACTTTTAAAACTTTATACTCACTTGCTAAAAGATTATCAGTAGTCTTATTTACTACTGTTAAAAATAAGTTTTCAGGATAAGCACTTGCTCCTCCCTCAGGAACGTAATCTAATTGTAACCATGTTTGAACTCCGTCACCTATTTTAAACCTTTGTTGATCTGTGCCTGTATAAAATACATCACTTGTAAATGCAACTTCACCGGCTAATAATATCGTATTGTTAGTAGTCCAATTTGCCGATGTATCTCTTCTTAATTGTATCTGTGCTGTTAATGTACTCATGCCTGTATTATTTGATTGCTATAAATCGTAGAACTCGAACCTCCATCTATTGTGCTAACTTGTATCACTGTATAAGTACCTCCTGCATCTATTTGTGTTATTACTTGCCCATTTTGATTGTAGATAGTAACAGGATTACATGATGTGTAAGTAGTCGCACTTGGTGAAGTTGTGAAAGGTATTTGACATCTGTTATAGTCAAATGGTATTTTAAAAGTTAAATCAAAATAGTAACCTGCATCTTCGTCATCAAAACGTGGCTCATAAAAAGGATTTAAAGTTACGTTATCACTTACTAAACTCCAACCATAAATTGTAGATTGGCATTGTGCAATTATATCTAAACATATCTGTTGTACATCACTCAATACTTCTAACTCATTTTTTTTACCTTTAATAAGTCTATCTGCAATATAAACAGTAACTACATGAGTATAGCTTCTACCTTGCACCTGTGCTGGTTGGTAATCAACCCACATTGCAGGATAATTTGTTATGCCACTTGTTGCAAACTCTGCTACACTACCATTACCAAAAGATGATATCTGATAGTGACTATTTGCTATATTGTTTAGGTTCTTTATTACCTGGTTTAATGTTATCATTTAAACACTTTTTTAAGCATTGAACTTTTTTATCAAACTTCAATTCCTTTTTACTTTTTATATCTTTTTTCAAACTTTTCTTCATAGCTAATATATTCTCTTTGTTGCCCTAACCAAATGCCACTATCATAACTGTTTGAACGTGGAATAATAGTATCAAAACCATCTCCAGGATTATCGTATAATGGATATACATCAGAGTATTCCATTAAGTAATCAATTAACCTTTGTGTGTGGTATTGTGCTTTGTCGCTTGCTGTATTGGTTAAGAAGTCTAATTGTGTTCTCTCAATGGTTGAACTGTTATCACTATTCTTTGTTACTATTGATTTGTTAGTCATCTTATAAACTAAGAATGGAATTACCTCAACTACTGCCCACCACTTCAAAGCAGGAATAATATAATTGTCTAATAAGGTAGTATTTAAAGCACTTATAGTGTTGTTGTTTACTTGCCCTATTATTTCATCGTATAAACCACTGCCAATGTATTCACGTATGTGAATCTTTTGCGCTTCTTCAATTGCTATGCGGATATATTTTTCATCAACATTAGGATCAATTGGTGTATAGTCTTTTATGTAAGTCGCAGTGACTAAAAGTATTGTTGCCATTATTTTTTAACTTTTACTAATTTTGAACTCCAAATATGTCTGCAAAATCTTGTAGTAACCTTACCGCCTTTACGTGTCCACCATCCACCTCGATAATTCCAAACATCCCAACCTACTATATTACTAATCTGTTCTATTTGCGCTCTGCTATACATTTTATTTGCTCTTAATAACTTTGAACAAAATTCTCTTGAATCTCTAATGTCAGGTTTTACTCCTGGCCTCCACTCATAAGTGTACATGATTTTATAATCTTCTGCATCACTGCCTAAATCCTTAACCACTTTTATAGCATCACGTGTTGGAACTCTAATGGCTTTTTTCTGTCCACCTATGTTTTTTTCTTTTACATTAATTTGCTTATCCTTTACAAGTGTATCCATGATGTCACGAACTCTATCCTCTTTTACTCGTAATGTATCGGCTATTGTTTTGTCATCCAATAAAGGATCTTTCTCTAATAGCGCAATAATATCACGTTTTAAAACAGTTGATAAAGGTGTAACTTCAGCAAATGAAAACTCTTTATTTATATCTTCTTCTACTATTTCATAGTTGGTTACATCATCTCCGAATAACATAAATACATCAATGATTTCATCAACTTCACTTTCACTTGCAAATGAATGTTCACATGTATCATCAAACCTATGAATAGCACTTGAAACAATCGGCTTTATTTCTTCTTCTATTGGAGGTAATCCGTACATTTCACGTACTTCATTTTTAGTCATTACCTTTATTTTTTCTTCTACCGGTAACTGCTCTTCAATAGGGTCTAATTCTTTTAAGTAAACACGATTAACAAATCCTTTAAGTTTTAAAAGGTAATTAAAATCTCTTTCAATTTCTCTTTGGTTAGGTATGATGTAAGTGTTTTTATACAACTCATAACTATCATTTAACTGGTCCTTTGTTCCTAATTCACCCGATGTTTTGATACCTACCAATAATGGATTTGGAATGTGATGTCCGATAATTAATTCTTGTATTACCTGGTCGTTTAAACCATTTAACTGCTCGTCTACATTTTGAGGTGTTAAGTGTTCAATAGTTGGTTTACTCGCTTCTGTTTGACTAAAAGTAATTAATAGACTATTCGCTCTATCTGTTGATGTAAACTTTTCTTTTAGCTTTGTTTCAATTACTTCTCTCTCTTCATCTGTTGGCCTGCCATTTGCAAAGTTTAAAATAGTACCTGCATTGAAACCACTTTTTATAGCATTTAATCTGTAATTGGATAACTCAACATCCACCTCTGCATAAACAGTTGATGCAACATAGTCAGGTAATGGGTAAGCATCTAAGTCAGGTCTGTATTCCTTTGCGACAAATATTTGTCTGCCTTTTGGCTCTTCGGGATTGAATAATTCAATATATTCCAAATCGGTATCTTCTGCACTTTGCTTTTGTTTGCTCCAATCTTTTGAATACCAATACCCATCCCCATCCTTTGCCTTTCTTAAATTGTTATAAGGAAAATGTAATATCTCAAAGTTAGTGCCTGCCTTATTCCAAATAATTTCTAAATAGTAACCACCAAAAAGTTTTTTATCTAAAACACATTTTTTAACTATATCTTTTAATGTATCGTAATTCGCATTCTCTTTATTTATAAAGTCATTTGCTAATGCTATATCTTGTAGTGTTAAGCCATCAGAATCAAATCCAACACCAGCACCGCAAATATAAAGTACCTTACCATTGATAAAAGAGTTATGTTTAGAAGAACGATTGTACAAGTATAATAAGTAAGCTGGGTAATTATTGTAATAACCGCCCTCTCTATCTGCTCCATAGATAATCCATTCTTTTTGTTTTTCTTCTTTAAATACAGGTGTTTTATGTGCCTGTAATTTAAGATTGATAACTTCGTATAATTTATTCTCCATAAGTCTTAATTGTTTTCGGCTCGTTATCGTATTCTATGTATATCGGTTTATTACTATTCACTTTTACCATTCCTATTTCTAAAAGATTTCCTGTTTGAGTTAAGTCTAAATTAGTTGAACTTACTTGCTCATAAATAGCGTACTCATAAAAACCTGTTTCTGCTAATGAAACAATCCCACTTGTTAATGTGGTAGTGCCTGTAGTTTCAGTAATTAAAAATTTATTGTATCTATCTTTGTATAAAGATACATCAAACGTAATAAAGTTAATTGGATTCATTTCAACTTGATGCTTGAATGAAAACAAGTAATAAGGATTAGTCAAAGTAACTTTTTCACTTAAAGTGAAAATCAAATAATTGTTTGAATTTTTATTTATTATTTGCATTTAATAATAAGTACCAAATATAATTATTTTAAAACAAAAAAAGGTAGCTTACGGGCTACCTTCTTAACCAAATAAAACAGAGATTATAATAAACCAGCAATAATGCCAGAGTTTACTTTGTTAGCAGGTAATGGCTCTTTACCGGTTAAGGTAATTGAATAACCATTTTTATCACCCATTGCTTTACCTGTTGTTGATGCGCTTGCAGTTAAATGCATTGCTCTCGTTTCACCTAATAAGTGATATACATCGTCTGCATCTTGAGCAATAACCATTAATCTATTTTGTGTTAATAGACGAACGATATTACGATTTTTAGCAGTCATTTTGTAAACACTGAATGTAAGTGTTTGAGCGTAGAAAGTTGTTCCATTCTCAATAGATACAGTTGCATCTTCGTTTAATTGCGCATCTTCTAATTCAACTTCAACAGTCCAAAACTTTTTACCACTTGCCATAGTAATTGCAGTAACTGCTCCTGAAGATTGAGTGATTGAACTTACATTTGCAAATTCAGTTAAGTATAATTTCTTGATACCGCCAGCACCTTGTCGGCAGTCAAGTGTGATTCCTTCAATTATTGTACAAGGCATATTTTATAGTATTTTAAAAGGGGCTTGCGCCCCTTAGTTAATTAATTAAGAGTTTGTATATTGTACTACGTGATCGATGAATTTTACTGCACAACCTGCTCTAAAACTACCGAAGACCTTATATACTCGGTCATCTTGAGAGAACCAACTTTCTATGGTATCAGTATCAGATTGTAGATCTGTTCCATAAACTAAGTTAGAAGCGTAAGTTGCAATAACACGATTACGTGCTGGAGTAGGCAAACTACCTGTATCAACTGGGTTATCGTTATTTAATCCGCTAACGGCAATAACCTTCATGTTAGTACCTGGGTACATTAACTCCCAATTATTCCAAACACCATCAGTGTTGTATTGAGAACCATAAATTCCGTAAGTAGAAGTAATCTTAGCAGCTAAAATTCTGAAAGTATCATAACCACAGAAAGCAACGATTGGTTCGTTTGCAATTGCAGCAGCTGGAACTTTTGAATAAATGTCATCAAATATAGTTAATACATTTGTTGAGTTCAAAGTAGATGCTGTTGCAGTAACTGGTGAACCTGCATCAATAGTAGCAAGCCAACCATTCATCTGTTTTAAAACAGTTGAGTTAGTGTAAGTTGTTTTACCTTGCCAGATCATTTGTTCTACGTTACGTGCTACTTGTGCTATTTTTCTGTCAATGATTTGTTGTGCAATTGACATTGAATCTACATTTGATCCTGCTGGTAAATACTTTTGTGTAAAGTATACATTCAAGTCATTTAAACAGAATTGCTCTGAAAATTGAATACCTACAGTTGCAATTTCAATTTGATTGATTGTTGTAGTACCCGAAGAGGTAAAAGAACAAGCAAGTGATTGAAATGGTACAGTTGATTCTAATACTGGAATCTTTGCAGAAGATTTGATACCTGTTCTGATATCTACTCCTAATCCTAATGTTTTTGCACCAAGGATTGCTTTGGTGATTAAGTCCGCTTTATTTTCTTCAATATAAGCGGTCATTGTGCCTAATGAAAATGCCATTTTGTTTTGTTTTTAGTTGTTATTTATTTTTGTTATTTAAATGCTAATTTTCTAAACTCTTCTAATGAAGTAGTTGTATTTGTTTTTTTAAAGTTTTCCTTTGCAGTTGATTTAGGTTCGACACTTGGAGCACCTGCAACCTTTTCAATTAAAGCAAATAGTTTTCTGTTTAAATCGTTTTGAGTGTTGATAGTAGCTTGTGCTTGCTCCATTGCTTGATTAGCCAAACCTAATGCTGATTCAATTTTTGAAAGTCTTTCATTTAACTCAGCAAACTTTGCTTCAAACTCTTCTTTATTATTTGCCATTTCTTGTGGCATCTCTTCTTCTACTTCTTCCATGTATGGCTCCATTCCTTTTACCACTCCATTCTCAACGTAGATTTTCATCATTGCTTCACCTACCATGATAACCATTTCAGTTACTTCTGCCGGTACATCCATAACACCATCGGGTGTTATAACTTGCAACTTTGAACCTACTGCGATCTCTTCAGTATCTGTTCTTACTATTGAACCATCTTTTGCTTTATAGTCAGCAAATTTTTGATTTAATATTTCATCTTTGAAAATATCTTTGAATAAATCTTTCATATCCGAAAACACTTCTTTAAAACTTTGTTTTTTATTTTCCATTGCTTTGCTTTTTAATAAGTACCTATTGTTAAATATTTTTTATTTTTTGTCTTAATGATTGTATTCTATCTGCTATCTTTTCTATTTCAGTCATTGGCTTTTCAGTTACTTTGCGATGTGCAAAAGCACCCTCAACACTAAACCCTTTAAAAACTCCTGTACGGATAAAGTCATTCCAAACTTCATTATTATCTACTTTAAAAGTTCCAAACCATGAACCCTCTGTTAATGTTGGATAGCCTTCTGGTGTTTTAATACCTCTTGTTTTATCAATAATAAAAGACTCAACCATGTACACTCCGTTCACTTGCCTTTCAGGATCATGCATCATATTTACATTATGGCTGTAACCTTTTTTGAAAAATCTTTGTGCTATCTTTTCAATTTGCTCTTTATCAAATACAACATAGTACTCACCACTTTCATCGGCACGATAAATTGGCAAATCCGATATCATAAGTGGACCAGATATTAAACGTCTTTCATGATTTGCAAAGAATTTAAATTGTGCATTCATTCCTTTGTTTTCCCATTTGCTATAACAAATAGCAGTCGCTTGTTCCTGGTCTATTCCGTTACCAACCTCAACACCTATGCAACGAGGTATAAATTCGTCTTTACTTTCACCGGCACGTGGATTAACAACCATTTCTTGTCTATCAATTTGCTCAAGTTTTCTTTGCGCCCATTCAATACCCGCATCACCTCCCCATGCTAACCATGCAAGCCTACCGCATCCATCACCTAATGCCTTTTGACTATTTTGCCTATGCCTTTCAAATGATGCCATGCGTGAAATCGTATCACGTGAAATGGCTTCACCATTTGCTAATTGATTGGCTCTTGCTTTTCCTGTTGCTTCTAAGCAATCACCCCATCCGTTTTCTTCTGCATATCTTAAAGCTATCTTAGCATTTTCACTCGCTTGTTTTGGATAGTCAGTATAACTTTCAAAGTTATGTTCTTTAAAAGCAAACCATGTTTTTTCTATGGCAGGACTATCTACTAAAGCGATATAATCCACTCCTAACTCATCACTATCATCTATTACTAATTTATAAATAGGTAAATTTTCCATTTTTATATTTTTGATTGGTTACTTAATTTATTAACTCTTTCTGTTACTGCTCTACTTTCTGATTCCACAACATAGGCCTTCATTGGTTGCATTTCTCTATTGCCTTGCCCTGCTACTGTGCCATCTGGGTTAAGTTGTGTAACTGTGTTTTGTGCTGTTAATCCTGGAGCGCCACCGCCACCACCTTGACTAAATGCGCCTAAGTTACTTTCACCACTTGGTGCTGAACCTGTTGAACCCGCTTCAAATTTAGTTTGTTCTATTTTAATTACATTGGCAATACCAGTAGCTAATGCTAATCCAGCTTCTACAAATTGAATACCAGTTGCTAACTTTGCAGGGTTACCACCAGCAGTTAATGCAGCATTAACCGCCATAAAAGTATTAATGGTTGCTTGTGCTATTCCTAATGCTTTATTTAGTTTAAACCTTTTACGTGCTGATGCTTCATCTTTTTTATCGAATGCATCATTAATTTGCATTAATACACCTAATCCATCAGAAGTCATTTGAGCATACTTGGTTATTTCCGCTTGTCGAATACCCCTTAACTTTAATGCTTTTTCTTTTTCTAAAACTTCAAGCCTTTGACTATCATTATAAGCTAATCTGTATTTTTCAGCGTATTCCAATTCTAAGGCCGCACGCTCTCTTTGAAATAAATCTGTTATTAAATTTATTTTAGATGTGTTAATTTCATTTAGTCTTTTTATTTCAGCATCTTTTAATTCTTGATCCTTTAAAACTACGGATTGATCTAATTCTAACTTTTTAGCATTGTAAGCTATTTCAGCATCAACTCTCGCTTGAGTACCTAACTTATGCCTATTTATCTCATTTTGTAATCTTTCAAGTTGTATTTTTCGCTCTTCATCTAAAACTGCTCTTTGTGCTTTTATTCTTTCTATTTCATTCTTTATCGTATCGGCTGCAAACTTTTTATTTGCGACTTCTAATTCTGCAGTCGCTTCTGTTTGTGATTTTAGCATATCGTTATATTCACGATTTAATGCTAAATCATTAGCTTTCTGTTCAGACCTTTGCCCTGCTACAGTTGCTCTTACTGCTTCCTTTTCAGCTTCAGCTTGTATTAACTTTGCATAATCAGACGATAAACCTGATAATTTATACTGTAAACTTGCCTCTCTTAATCTTATATCAGCCAACTTTAATGATTGCTTTTCTAAGTCATCTAATACAACTAAAAGTTTATTGTTCGCTTCTATTCTTTCAGTAATAGAGTTACGTTCTTCATCCCTTATATTCCTTAATTGTTCGGCTTCTCTATCCTTTTGTTCTTTAAGTTTATTTGCTAAAGCTGCTGCTATTTCAGCTTGTTTCTTAGCTTCAACTAATGCAGCGTTTTGATCCCATACTTTTTTGGTATAGTCAGCAATAGCATCTGCTGCTTCACCTATTGCCTTTGTTGTTCTATCAACTGTATTATTAACTCCTGTAATAATATCAACTGATTCCTTTCCTGCTTTCTTTACTGATTCCCACGCTCCTGAAAAGTCACCTGTAAATAACTTGCTTAATGCTTCACCTAAATACCCAAATGTGTCAAGTAATGAGTTAAACCTTTCGATTAAATTTTCCTTAATTAAATCCCCTAACTTTTTAATTGATTCAATTGGATTCTCAAATACCTGTTTAAAAAAGTCTACTACCTTACCAAAGTTGTCAAATATGAAGTTTACAAAATCCTTTAACATTGTGGATATTGTACCCATTACAGTGTTAAACAAGTCTGCACCTCTTTGAGTTCCTGTAAAAGCTTCTTTTATTGCTTCAAAAGCCTTAACCAATAAAGCAACAATACCTAATGATTTAACTAAGTTACCAGCAAATTGTGCAAATGATGTACTTGCTTTTTTAGTACTATCTGCTGATTTTACAGCAAGGTTTTCAGCTTCTTGTTGTACTTGTTTTAAATTTTTTACAGCACCAGTTGAATCAACATCTATTTCTAATGTTACCTTTTTAGCCATTGCCTTTTAACTTTTTTATTATCTTTTCATTTAATTGATTTTCATTAAATAGTTTTGCCAACACTTGCGCTGACTTAAAACCTTTTTTTAAATCATTACCAACCTTTAAAATCAATTCTTTCATATTAAGTACCTTTTAATTGTAAACTCTTATTTCTATTGTTGAATAAAGTAATTGTGCATCGGCAGGTGTTCCGCTTGAATCATAAGTATAAACATTTACTTTATCACTATCCTGTCTGTTTGTCCTTATTTCTCCAGGTTGTGTGTTACTACAATTTATGGTTGTTTTATTAAAAGTAAACTCACCTATTAACTCACCCTCATACTCACCGGTGTTTGTTCTTAACCATATTATTTCACCTGACAATGTATTTTCTAAAACATTTACAATTGGATCAGTTATTCCTGTTTGACTTAATAAAGCAATGTATTGTTTATAAGATACGTTGTT